ATACTCTAGATATCTCCCCTACACTGGACCTGTTTTCTGACCTCCGGGATTTTGTTTGCGAAGAGATTTTGTTTGCGAAGAGATTTTGTTTGCGAAGAGATTTTGTTTGCGAAGAGATTTTGTTTGAAAAAAGATTTTGTTTGAAAAAAGATTTTGTTTGCGAATAAATTGTTTGCGAATAAATAGTTTTCTAATAAATTGTTTGAAAAAAGATTTTGTTTGCGAAGAGAATTCTAGGGGTGGGTGGGTTATTAAAACCAAAGGAAATTGTTAAAAATCTTTGAAAGTTTGGAAATCTCAAAAATATGCTCCTGGTTTTTGGTCTGCAAAATAATATCATAAATTTTGCTGAATTTTTTTCCGAAGTGTGCTAAAGTGCCGTTATGTCTTGTGTAGGGTAACTGATTATGTGCTTTAATAACAAGGTCAAGAAAGCGGGAGCAACTATGAGTGATATTACAAGGATAGAGCGAGAAGATGATCCAGATCGCTGCCAAGGTATGCTTATGGGTAATCAATGCTATAACAAAGCTGTTCCTGGAACACAATATTGCCAGATTCATGGTGGCTTACAGATTAAGCAAGGTCAAGCTAAGCAGGCGTACAAAAACTATAAGCTGCAGAAATGGCAAACTCGGCTTGACCGCATGGCTGATTCTTCTGCTATCAAGAGTCTTAAGGAGGAAGTTGGTATCCTGAGGATGATTCTTGAAGAGCGGTTGAATCAGATTATGGATGAAACTGACTTGCTTCTTAACTCACAGTATATTTCGGACATGGTTATGAAGATTGAGAAGGTGGTAAGCTCTATGACTAAGTTGGATATGCAACTTGGTCAGATGCTTGATAAGCAGGCACTGATGCAGATGGCTGCTGGACTCTCGACAATTATCTCCGATGAGATTGAAGATCAGAACCTGGTGCGGAAAATCATTGACAAGATTGGTGACTTAGTTACCACAACTTTTATGGATAAGAATTTCGACGATGACGACTTCGATCAAGCTTAAAAATGCTTTCTATAAGCAGATGATCTCCTCCTTGAGGAGGGAGTCCATCAGATCATGTTCTGATTGGGCAATGCTTTATCGTGTCATGGGTACTCCTTATCCTGGTAAATGGACTTTCAAGTACCATCCATGGGCGAGGGAGATGCATGATTGTGATGCTGACTTGATCGTTGGGCAGAAGTCAGCTCAGATGGGTTATACAGAAGTGGCGTTGAACAAAACTTTTTACTTTATTGATGTTCTCAAAATTTCTGTACTTTACACTTTGCCTACACAGAAACCAGATGCTACGGACTTCTCTAGTGATAGGTTTGATGCTGCTTTGGAAGCTTCTTTACATCTTAGAAGACTATTTTCTGATGTGTCGAACACAGGTCATAAACGTGCTGGAGGAGTTAATCTGTATATTCGTGGCTCAAGATCACGTTCTCAGATGAAGTCAGTACCAGCAGGTTTATTGGTTCAAGATGAGCTGGATGAGTTTGATCAGGACAATGTAGAATTGGCGGAGGAGAGGAAGTCTGGGCAATTGGTTCAACAAACCATAAAGATTTCTACACCGACATTGGAAAATGTAGGGATCAATAAAGAGTTTAAATCTTCCTCGCAAGAACACTTCATGTTTCCTTGCCCACATTGCAATGTTTTTACCGAACTTACTTTTCCAGAATGTTTAGTTATCACAGCAGATGATCATCAGGATGAGGAAATACTTAACTCGTATCTTATATGTAAAGAGTGCGGTGCGAAACTTGACCATGAAACAAAACCAGATTGGCTTGGTAAAGGTTTCTGGGAAGTAACACAGTTTGGAAAACTTAGTAGAGGTTTTCATGTTAATCAGTTGTATTCTACAACTATGGAACCTTATAAAATTGCACAGAAATATTTGAAGAGTTTTAAAGACCCTGCAGTCGAACAAGAGTTCTGGAATTCAAAACTTGGTTTGCCGCACGCAGTCAAGGGTGCCCAAGTAACGGAAACTGATATTGAAGCTTGTACAAAAGGTCACAAAAAATTTGAACGGTTTTTAGAACCACAAATTATAACAATGGGTGTTGATGTGGGCACATTTTTCCATTATGAGATTGTTCAATGGTTTATTAAAGATGATAGTCTTGCTGACATTAACGCCTCGACTGTTGCGAAGGTTCTTACCCAGGGTAAGGTAATGAATCCAGAAGAGCTTGATGATTTAATGCGTAAATTTCGTGTAGTTTACTGCGTTATTGATGGCAATCCTGAAAGGCGAATTGCTTCAAACTTTGCATCAAGATTTATGGGGCACGTTAAACTTTGCTTCTATGCTAATGGCATAAGTGGTAAAGAATTGAGCGTACCTAAAGAAGATACTGTAAACACAGTTTCTGTTGACCGTACTTCTTGGATGGATGTTAGTTTAGGTCGATTCAAGCACGGGACAATTCGGCTGCCTTATGATATGGATCAGGAGTACAAGGATCAGATCAAAGTTCCGGCGCGCATATATAAGCATGATGCAAACGGTAATCCTGTTGGGAAGTATATTAATAGTGGTAATGATGACCATTATGCACATGCACGTACTTATTCAGAGATTGCTTTAGCTCTGGTTGGGAATGTTACAGGTAACCGAGATATTGAGGAAATTTAATGGATTTTAAAAGCATCGTAACCATTCAGCATCCAGATTTTGCATACATGACTAGCCAGTGGCAGAAATTTCGTGATGTTATGGAAGGTGGTCCAAACTTTATTGATAAGTATCTCGTAAGATTTTCTTTGCGTGAGACTTCAGTTGAATTTGAAGAGCGTAAATCTATATCTTATTGCGCAGCTTACGTTAAGTCTACTTTGTTTAAAATTAAAAATGCAATGTTTCAAAGATTTAGTGATATTGTAAGATCTGGTGGTTCAGAAAGTTACCAGAATGCTGTAAAAGGTTTGAATTACGGTGTTGATGGTGCTGGTCTTTCTATGAATACTTTTGTGGCTAAATATTTGGTTGAAGAGTTACTTGTATTGAAACGTGTCGGCGTTTACATAGATAAGGACCCACTGCATGACTCTAAGACGTTGGCTGAAACTAAAAATACTACTCCGTATTTGTATCCCTATTCAGCAGAGTATATACAGTCTTGGTTGATTAATAGTAAGAATGAGCTGCAAGCTATTCTGTTGGTTGACGCAATAGATGACATTGAAACAGAGTCAGGTCTAGTTAAAGGCACAGTTCAGCAGTTTAGGTATTTAAAATTACTTGATAATAATGAAGGCGTTTCAGTTACTTTGATTAATGAGAATGGTGAGGTCATCGAGGAGACAATTTTAGAGATTCCGAGGATACCTTTTGTATTCTTTGAGATTCCGCAGTCCTTACTTCAAGATGTTGCAGACTACCAAGTTGCACTTACAAATCTTGGATCATCGGATATGTCTTACTCGTTGAAGGCTAATTTCCCATTTTACACTGAACAATTTAATCCAGTAACTCAAATGCCTCACATTAAAGAGGGAGTTGATGCATCAGAAGATGATGCTGGTACATCAGCTGGAGCTAATGCATCTGAAGGGAAACAAATTAAAGTTGGTGTAACTAAGGGTAGGCAGTATGGGAAAGGACTTGACAGGCCAGAATTTATAAACCCATCCTCTGAGCCGCTTGCTATTAGTATGGAAAAGCAGAAAAAGCTCGAGCAAGATATTGAAGTTTTGATGGGCATTAATCTTGCTGCTGTTGGAACCGGTTCTGAAGTACTTTCACCTGAAGCTGGTCTATCTTTTGTCGCGATGATTCTTGAAGCAGGTGAGAATGAGATTGCAAAAATTTGGAATCTTTATGACGGTTCTGCCCAAAAACCAGCTGTTGTAGAGTATCCAGATAGATTCTATTTGATTTCTGATGAAGATCGTAGGAAAGAAGCTGATGAACTTTCGGAATTATTGCCAAGAGTACCATCTATAACTTTCCAAAGGGAGTCTGTAAAGCGTATTGTTGATCTTGTTCTTGGTTCCAAAATAAGTAGTGAAGCTCAGAAGACTATGTTATCTGAGCTAGATTCAGCTGAAGTTGTAGTAATTGATCCAGAAGTTATTACAAAGGATATGCAAAATGGCTTGATTGGAACAGAGTTGGCTAGTTCTGCAAGGGGGTACCCAGATGGAGAAGTTGAGAAGGCTAAGCAGGATAGGGCTGAGCGAGCAGCTGCAGTGGCACTTGCTCAAAGTGAGGCGGGTCAAACTGGTGTTGCCAACATGGAGAATGCGGGAGCACGAGGAGTTACTGACTTATCCGTCGATCCGACTGAGGAGGCTAATAAAGAAAAACAGCTTTCACAAGATTCCTCGCAAAATGTAGCTGGTGTAGGCAAAAAAGTTCGAGGAGATGCTAAGTAATGACAACTGCTTACTTAAATACAACCGAAGCTCAGATTTTCTTCGATGAAGTTTTGCATACTGAAGCCTGGGACTTGGCTACAGAAGCTAATAGACTTAAAGGGTTGAAGACTGCTACAAGGATCATTGATAGACTTCGTTACAAAGGTGCAAAGACTGTAGCTGCCCAAGAAAATGAATTTCCACGTGATGGAGATACTGATGTTCCAGATGATATTAAGTGGGCTTGTTGTTTTATTACAATACCACTACTTGAGGGTAGAAATACTGATTTAGATTTCGAAAACTTGACTGTTGTTAGTCAAGGGTTTTCTAGTGTTCGGTCAACCTATGATAGAGATAATGTCCCTCCTTACACTGCAGCAGGTGTTCCAAGTGCAGAAGCTTGGAAATATTTAAAACCTTATCTGCTGGATGCTTCGGAGATAACTCTACATAGGGCAACTTAAAGGAGTTGTATCATGTTTGAGAAGGCAAATTGGTTCAGGAAAACTTGGAAAACGTATTATGCAGAAGGCGAAGGAACTCCTCTTCCTCCTCCTCCGGTAACTCCACCAGTTACCCCTGAACCTGATGGTAATGCTATTGATGGTGATTTGATGGAAGGCATCAAGCCGATTGATGGAAAATTTTCTCAAGATCATATTAATGCTATCCTTGCAAGAGATCGAAGGAAACATCAAAGTGCTTATGCCAAGGTTATGTCAGAGTTTGAGGCTCTTAAGTCAAAATCAACTTTGACAGCTCAAGAACGTTCAGAATTGGAAGAAAGATTACAAGGTGTTCAGAAAGATCTTTTGACAAAAGAAGAGTTGGCAAAAGATAAAATGACAAAGTTGGAGAAGAAGCATAAAGATGCAGTTGATTCACTTACGAAGGAGCGCGACAGCTGGCAGCACAGATTCACTGAATCTACAATCGCACGATCTTTGTTTGATTCAGCTATTGAAAATAATGCATACTCTCCAGAACAGATTCTTGCTATATTACGCCCTTCAACTCGGTTGGTTGAGGCTCTTGATGATGAAGGCAAACCTACTGGCGAAATGGTTCCCAAAGTAGCTTTTAAGGATATTAAAGACAACAAGCCTATTAATCTTGAGTTGACACCCTCAGAGGCGGTCAAGAAAATGCGTGAAATGGAGAAGTATCTTAATTTGTTTAAGGGTGAAGGTGTTGGTGGTCTTGGTCTCCAAAATCGTGGTGGTGGCAGCGGAACTGGTGTTGACTTAAAGGAGTTAGCTAAAGATCCAGCTGCTTGGGCAAAAGCTCGAAAAGATGGCAAAGTTAAACTTACTTGAAAGGGAATGTAAACATGAATTCTACGAATTACTTTTTTAACAAACCTCGAAAAAGTGTGTATGTGATCAAACCTGCGCACACTAATGAAAATGACTGTCTCGTTCCGGAAATTTGGGTTGCAGAGGCTTTGATGATTCTGCAAAACAACATGATTATGGCTAATTTGGTTCATCGTGACTTTGACGAGGATATCTCCAAGTTTGGTGATACTGTTAATGCGCAGCGTCCCCGTGACTTTGTTATGGGTCGTAAGCATTCTGGAAACGATGTCACTGTTCAGGATGCTGACAGTGATACGGTTCCAGTCGTTCTGAATCAGCTTCCGGATGTCAGCTTCATGATCTATGACGATGAAGCCAGCATGTCTTTGATGAACCTTGTTGAATGGTATCTGACTCCTGCTATGGTTGCAATGGCTCAGGGTGTAGACCGCATTATCATGAGTCAAATTTATCAGTTTTGGGGTGATGGCAAGGCGACTGGCAAGTTGTCAACTGCAATCTCTAATACCACTCCGCTGATTGATTTGAAAGAGCTCATGACGACTAACAAAGTTCCGTCAAATGATCGGCGCCTCATTATACCGCCGAATATGGAAGGTCAACTCCTGAAGGTTGATAACTTTGTGCAGGCTCAGATTACTGATGACATGGGTTTGGCTATGCGTGAAGGTTATCTTGGTCGTAAATTTGGCTTTGATATCTTTACGACGCAGAATGCTCCTTCTATTGCAGAAGGGAATACTACTGAAGCTGGTGCCATAAATAATGGTGCTGGTTATGTGAAGGGTAGTACTGTTTTGACAGTGAAGACTTTCACGAGTCCTATAGCTGACCTTCTCGGTGGTTGGTGTACCATTGCTGGTGATATGACGCCTCAGAAGATTATTGCGGGTAGCGATACGCTTGGTGCGTGTACTCAAGTTACTGTATGGCCTGGTCTTCAAAGTGCAGTTATTGACTCTGCTGATATTACTGCATATGTGCCTGGAGCCATTAATCTTTTGGCAGGGTATGCTGCTAATTGGTCTGAAAATCTTGCCATCGATGGGTTCAGTGTTGCACCCAAAGCTGGTCAACTGATCAGTATTGGAGAAGCGTCTACCGATAAGATTTACGGTGCGCTTGAAACTCCGACAACTACTGAGATGCTACTTGATCGTCCGCTTGAGGCTGCTGTCCTTAATGCTGATCAGGTTGGTCTTGGCCCGAAGGGTGAGTATGGATTTGCTTTCAATAAGAATGCTTTGGCATTCGTTAATAGACCATTGGCTTCTCCGAACCCCGGAACTGGAGTCAGGTCTTATGTAGCAAACTTGAATGGCTTCTCTGTTCGAGTCACTATGTCTTACGATGGTAAGAAACGTGGTACATTGGTGGTTATTGACATGCTTTGCGGTGTCAAAGTCCTCAATGAGAATCTTGGTTGCTTGATGTTTGCTTAATCTCCTATTGGGTGGGCTCGTTTGAGCCCATCCATTATAAAGGATTTAGAAAATGGAAACTTGGGTCAGAATAGCTCAAAATTTTGGAGTACCTGTAGTAATCCTTGCTTTCATATTATGGAAAGATTGGAGAAAAGAGCAACGAGAGCATGAAAAAGAAGATCAATTGCTTAAGCGTGTCGAAAAGTTGGAAGATTTTCAAAGGACTACATTAACTGCGATGGTTGCCGAAACCACAGTAGCTTTAGACAAATCGACAAAAGCTATGGATAGATTAGCAGAAAGTAGTAATAATTTCGCAAGAAAACTTGATGCGCGGCCGTGTTTACGTGGAGAGTGATGATGTTGTTGAATAATAGGTTAAACGAGATCAGTAAAGTTCTTTACCAATTAAATATTGGTTTCGGTGAGCCTGTAACTTTTTATCACTATACAGATCAAGTTGACAATGTTGAGACTGGTGCAGAGTTTGTAGACTTTGACCTTTACTATATGCCTAAAATTATAGTTTTAGAGTCCCGTGATTTAAGGAAATTTAATTACGACCTATCATTCATTGCTACCAATAAGAATTTTACTTATGGTGGGTATTTTGATGAGTCAACAAGGTGGATGATTTTAGAGCATACGAAATTGCCAAGGGATTTTGTAATTACGCAAAACGATCACATCACATTTGCAGGAAATAGGTACGAAGTCAGTGAAGTGCAAAAATACCAAGAGTATAAGTGCACAGTTGTAATTTGTTCAATGATTTCAAATAATGTAGCAAGAGTTAAGGAAATAGATGATTTTATAAAAGTTTCAAGTTTTAGTGCAGAAGAGCATACACTTGCTGCATTAGATAATTTGGGTAGAGTAATTATTAAAGACGTTTTTGATTATAGTGTGCCTGCAAACTTTATGTTATGTACTTTTTGTGGTAGTTTACTTGAGGATGCTTTAAAATGTGTTTGGCACCCTGATGGTCAAGGTACTGCATTAGTTAATTATAATGTTGAAGAATCAGATTATATTGAGATAGGTAAAAGAGGTGGATTACAGTTAAATGGTGTAGATCAATACTTTGATACTGGATTTTCCTTTGATGAAATTGATTTTAAAGACATGCATGTCTCGCTTTATGGAGATGCTTTACAGCAAATTGATCTTGTAACTGGAGATTTTACTGGAGCATCCGATGGTGCAGGTGAAGCATTGCTTTATTTTGATACAGATGAATTTTTGGGTTCTTGTGGGCTTAATACAGATATAGTTTCTAAAATTGACTCAACTGACTTAGGTCAGATTTGCATAAGTGCTGAAGATGATGACAGTTTAAAACTGTACATTAACGGTGCATTAAAGGATACTAATGTAAATGTCAGAAGTCAAATATTACCGAGTTTAACAGCTTTCTTGGGTGCATCAAATATAAATGGAACACCTAGTAATTTTACTAAGTTTAAGGTATTAACTTTAACTCTTGGGCCGAAACTGACGCCAGCTCAGGTTCTGTCCTTGTATGATGCAATCCATGCATTTAACCTGTTTTTAGGGCGAACATTATGAACGCAAACTGGCCAAGATGGATTTTTGCTTCAATCAGTAAACATTTGAAGGCTCTTGAACCTTCAGATTTTAAGCTGTATATTGAAGGCCAGACTCGAAACACGCGAGACTTACAAAATTTCTTTGAGTTTCGCATGGATGGGCCGAAGTATCAACCGATGTCAAAGGGGCACTATGAGGCATACATTGAAGTCAACCTGTTAGTTCAATCTGTGATGGATGATAAGGACTATCACAAAATTCATAGGTATGTTGGATTATGCGCTACGTATTTGGATGGTGCTGATCCGATACCTATCTATAAATTAGGTAACGGTATTGATGATGATCAATCCTTCATAGACTGCTTAAATTTAACTGCAGGTGATGGTGGTGAACGTCTTGTAATAGCCCATTTTGGTATTGTTGATCCAAAAGTTAGATTGGAACAAGCTTCTGTTGAAGCACATTACCGCATAGACCTTTTTGATTAGGAGTAAAATTCATGGCTGTAATTAACATTAATAACTGCCTTTTTAAAATCTCTGATAAGAATGGTGCACATGATATCACTATTAAAATTGGAGAAGGAAACCTAACGTACGGTGAAAGAAAACCTCGAACCTACGTCAAAGATCGTGGAAACCTTGATACTGTTCGCAATGCTGATGCTGAAGTGATGACCGTATCCTTTGGCTTTACGTGGGATTACATTACATCTAAAACCTCAGAATCTGTGCCGACTGTCGAAGAAGCACTGAAGCAAGAAGGTAATGCATCTGATTGGCAGTCTGCTTCAGACGATGACTGCGAACCCTATGCTGTTGACATTAGGATTGAAAATGATCCAAATTGTGGCACAACTGGTGGTGAAATTATTGCGCTTCCAGACTTTCGTTATGAGTCTTTGGATCATGATGTTAGAGCGGGAACTGTTGCCTGTGCGGGCAACTGTAACGTAGAAGATGCTGTTAAGTCCCGTATCTTGACTGATCCTGAAGCAGTGTCTGTTTTGACTCTTACGGATGAAGTTGCACTCGGTTCTGCTAAAGCTGCATGGACTGATCCTGTTGTAACTACTGATGTTGATAGGATTGTAGCTGTTTTGAGTGAAACAGATGAAGGAAGTGCACCAACACTCCCAATTGCGACTGGAACTCAGACAATCGTAGAGATTGCTATTGGTGTTGAGGAATATATATTCACTGGCTTAACAGCTGGTGATTACTATGTCTCTGTTTGGTCAGTTGATACTGTAGGTAGGCATTCGCTTATTACGTCTGACGGCCCAGAAACTGTTACTTAATCTGTTCTCGAACCTGGGATGGTGTGGGAGAACGGTTCTTCCACACCATCTTACAATACCCTAACTTGCAGGGGAAATAGCAAGGTGTTTGAAAGGAATTATCATGAAGTATGCAGGAAAAAAGTTTGAAAGTCGTCCAATTGAGGTGGTAGTAATACCGCGTCAAGGTTTTGATGTTATTTTTAAGGCGCATTCTGTTAAAAATTATGAAAAATTTGATAAACTTTGTCCGGCGCCTCTTCCACCTAAAGTTTTGAAGCCGGGTGGGATAACTGTAAGTAATGTTGAAGATTCAGTATATTTAGAGCAGGTTTCAAAGTGGTCAGAGTATAAGACTACTTGGATGATTTTGGAGTCATTAAAAGCTACTCCAGAAATTGTATGGGAGACTGTTGATTATCTTAAGCCTGAAACTTGGGCTAATTGGGAAGTCGAACTTACAGATGATGGATTTTCGCAAGCTGAAATTGCAAGAATTGTTCAAATTGTTATCGATGCTTGTGGACTGAATCAGGAAAAGATAGATAAGGCTACGAAGGATTTTTTAGCTGGTCAGGGGAAGGAGTCAGACGAATCATCTTTCCCCCGTACAGGAAAAGCCTCTACAGTATCTGGCGAGCGTGTGAAAGATTAGGTATAAAGCCTCCTGAGGTTAAAGATTGTTGGGAAGATTGTGATGTTGAAACTCAAGCACATATTTTGTCCTTTAACTTTGTCAGAGACCATGAGGAAGCTGAGGCATTAAATGGTAGAACAGGGCCAGGGACTTTTTAATATAAAGTTAGGGCGTATTTGGTCACGACCAGAAAGGTATTTTAATGAAAGAATCATGACAAAAGGATTGTTAAATTATTTAAGAATACTTTGGAATAAAGGTATTAGAGCCTGTGGACTGGCAACTTTAGCTAAAGTCCATGTTGATACTGGTATGGCAGCAGCTTCAATGTACAAGATGGCTAAGGATTTTAAATTTTTGATGGCTTTTCGTGTTAAATTAGCTGCCAAAAAACGCGAAACTAGACCAGGGCATACTGGTCTTTATGGTAGATGGTCATCTAATAATATGGCATCTAAAAGCCAAACTGCTGGTGAAATTTTGTCAGAAGATTTTTATACAGTAAGTTATGGAACAGTTAGTAAAGCAGTTTTAAAATTTAAAATGGAGATAAAAATATTACAATGGTGGTTGCATGAAGGTGGTAATTGGTCTGGCGGCCAACATTGGAATGCTATGAAGGCTGGTAAAGCAGCTTTTGAGAAAGCCATACATGCTAATTGGGATGCGAAGAAACTTAAAACAGAGTTTAAAAGCTGGGCGCTAAAAGGTTTGGTAATACCTCATCCAGAGGATGAATAAATGAGTGATAATGTAGAATTTACAGGTAGTGCAAATTCATTAGTTAATGCGATAAATCAAGCTGTTGAAGCTTGGAAAAAATATATCGCAATGGGTTACCAACTTGGAACTGTTACAGCTAAAATAACTGAAGATGGGATTAAAGTATCTACTGGTTTCCAGCAGATGTCAAAAGATGGTACTGTTTTAAAAGGAACTTTAACTGGACTTGTTAATGAAGCTGGTAAATTTAGCACAAGTACTGCTAGTTTAAACACTGGATTAAAGAAAAATATTGCAAGTTTAACTGAAGCAGAAATTGCAGCTCATAAATATTATGACTCTATTGCAGCATTTAAAAGTGCAGGGTTTGGTAAAGGATTACCAACATCTATGCCTGCATACAGTGATTTTGAAAAACAATCAGAAAAGTATTCGCCGTTTATAGCAGAAGACACCTCTAATATCTATAAAACTGGTGAAGCTATTAAGAATTATGTTTTAAAGGTTAATGAGCAACTTGCTAGTAGAAAAAAACAATTAATAGAAGAAGAGCAAACAAAAAGAGCAGAAAGTGCACAAAAACGCATTGCATTAGAGCAAGAGACAACTGAAAAAGAGTTACAAATAGCACGAAGGGAGAATATAAAGCGTCAAGCACTTTTACGTGAACAATTAGTAGATCAAATAAAAATAGATCAACAAAAACTCCAGCAAGCAGAGAAAATTGCTCAACAAGCCCAGCAAACTGCTGCTAACAGAGCTGCAAGAAGGTCAGTTGCAGGTGTAACTGCTGGGCCAGTGGCAGCTATAGGAGGTATTAGTACACCTGATCAATTATTAAGTATTCAAGCTCAAAAACTTGCGTTAGAACAACTTGCTGTGCAAGCTGGTATTGTTGGTGATAAATTTAATACGATGTGGGGCAAAGTTGCACAGGGCAAAGTTGATAGCTATCGAGGAAAGCAATTACAACTTGCTCAAGGTATGCGAGGATTACAAAATTCCCTTACACAAGTTGGTAAAGAGGCTAAAACTTTAGGTCAACATATTGATGGAGTTTTATTTAGTTGGCAATCTATGGTAAGGTTGATGGTATCTCAAGCGATACTTTCACAGTTTTTTAAAGTTTTAAATTATTTAAGAGAAGGTATTCAAACAGCTCAAGAATTTTCAATAAGAATAGGTGAAATTCAAACAATAAGTCAAGATGCAAATTATACATCAGAACAGTGGTCTAAATCTTTAGTAAAATTATCAGACTCTTTTGGTATTCCTGTACTAGACCAAGCTAATGCTGCTTATCAAGCTTTATCAAACCAAGTTGTTAAGGCCGCTGAAGTTACCGAATATTTAACAACCGTAAATAAATTTTCAATAGCAACAGTTTCTACAGCTACTGAAGCGCAAAACCTTATTGGTGCTGCTATAAAGTCTTTCCATCTTGAAGCTTCTGATGCAGAACGGGTTGCAGCTACATTCTTCAAAACAATTGAAGTAGGTCGTGTCAGAGCATCTGATATGGCTGAAAGTTTTGGACGAGTTGCTGTTGTAGCTGCTGAAACAGGCGTAGAACTAGAAGAATTACAGTCTGCACTCTCAGTTTTAACAGTACGTGGTTTAAAATACTCGGATGCTGCAACGCAGTTGCGTGGTATTTTTGTTAAGCTTTTGAAACCAACTAATGAAATGAAAGAACTATTTCGTGAACTTGGTGTCGAAACAGCAAAACAAGGTATTGAATTGTACGGTTTTGGTGGATTTATGGGTTACGTTGAGGAGCGTACTTTAGGTGCTGCCAGTGAAGTTGCAAAATTATTTAGTCGTGTGCGTGGTCTAACTGGTGCTTTAGTTTTAAGCGGCGAAGGTTTAAAGGACTATGATAAAAATTTAGAAAAAATTAGAAACAGTTTCATATCTTATGATAAAGCTGTTACTTTAGTTATGGAGACAGAAGGTTATCAAATTAAGAAAGTATTTAATGAAATTAAGAACTATTTTACAACAGAGATTGGTCAAACTTGGATCAGTATATTAAGCAAATTTAATAAACATGTTTTAAATCTTAATTTAGTTATTCGATCCCTTGTAAGTGGTTTGGGTTATCTTGCAATCCCAATGCTTATAAAATGGATTTACAAGATGCATGTTGGGCATGTTGCTACTGCTAATCAAATTAAGGTAACTGAGCTTTTAGTTTTATCAAAAACTAAAGAGACTGCAGCTATTGCACTTTCAACTCAAGCACAAGCCATCAACACTCAGACTCAAATACTTAACACTAAAGCAAAGGTTGCTAGTGCTGCAGCTGCAGAATTGGTGGCTAAAGCTAATCAAAAATCAGCAGCTTCTGCTGCTACATTAAATAAAATAAATTTGATTCTTCTGGTCGCTTATGGAGCCTATGTTGCTTTAAATTACGTTGTTAAAAGATACTATAAAAGTGCTTTAGACTTAGAGCAAGAGTATATGAAAAGTCAACAACAAGCAGCAAAAAGGGTGAGAGAAAGGTATGATAATGAAGCAAAAGTGCGTGAAAATGCATTACAAAAGATTTTACAAGTTAATGCTAGGCAAACTATTAATATTAGAAAACAATCAGTAGAGCAATTTAATATCTTAGCTGATAATATTAAAGCAACTGGTAAAGATATTGAAGAATTCTTCAAAACTACTGAAAAATCTTTGCAAAAATACTTTAACGACTCCGAAAAAATTAGCAAAAAGCACAAAGATGATATAGTTAAACTTGATGACTATGTTAAAGATAAAACTTTAAGTAATCAGAAGTTTATTTTAAATGAAAGATTAAAAAATGAGGATGATTTACAAAATAAACTTGAATACATAAAGTTGGCTAGGATAAAAATTAACAGTGAAGTTGCAGAAGCTAGAAAAAAGGGTGATGCTGACGCTTTAGTAGAGTTATTCAAAAATAGAGATAAATTATTAACTCAAAGTTTAAGTCTTACTAAAACTGAGAAAGATGAAGAAAAGAAAAAGATTGATGAATTTAATAAGAATGAAGAAGATTACAAGAAAAAGAGATTAGATGCTTTAAAAGAACTTGAAGCAGCTCGTAAAGATAAGGATTTTGAAGCTTTTTATGTAATTAGAGCTAAAATTAAAGCACTTGATGAAGAATACTTGAAAGCAAAAGAGCAAGTTAAGACAGACTTATTAGCTATAAAAGAAAAAAGACAACTTGAAAAGGAATTATTTAAGGTTAAAGCAGGTTATTGGGAACAGGAAAAGCAAGCTATAGAAGAAATAAAAAAGGCAAAGAAAAAAGCTATTGATGAAGAGAGAAATGAGAGATTTAAACTTGAAGCAGATATACTTAAATTTGAGGAATTAAAGAAAGCTACAAACAAAGAAGCAAGAAAAGCAATTTTAGAGTCTACTGATCCTGAAGTTATTACAAAAGGTTCAGATGAACTTGCAGGAAATTATCAAAAATTAATAGATTTAGCTAAACAATATAAGTTGGAAGAGCAAGATATTGCAGATATTCAAAAAACAGCTGCTGATTTTGCACAACAGTCTAGTCTTAAAGTGAAACAAGCTAGCTTATCAATTGCTCAAAAAGAGCAAGAGGAAGCTGCAACGTATCTAAAATTAATTTTAAAGAAATATGAGGAAGAGAAAAAAGGATTAGCAGTAAGTAAAGTCAGTAATTTGGGAAGTATAAAACAAAGATTAATTGATGATGAAATATTGAGTAGAGATTCTAGATTTAGTAAATTCAGTAAAAAAATATTAGAGGATAAAAAAGTTGATTTAGAGGAAGTTAATGAATTATTTTATCAACTTTTTGCACTTAGAAAGAAAATGGAGAAGCTAGATGCTGAAGGTGAAAAAGTTTGGCCAGACTATAAAGAAGCTCTTGAAAATTTTGAAGACATAGTTGCTGAGACTAGAAAACTTACTCGCTTTGAAGAAGAATTAACAAAAAATGTTGAAGGTACATTAAATTTAAGAGAAAAATTGAAAGAAGCTGAAGAAGAGTTGGCAGCAATTAAAAAGGTAGAAGTAAAAAATGAGGCAGATATAGTAAAAGAGAAGTTAAAGGGGCTAGGTATACTTACTACTGAAACAGGTCTTGAGAGAAGTGTTTTAAAAGATATTCTAACATCTGAAGAAGCTATTGCTGAGTTTATTGACTTAGCCGGTGGTTACACAGATAAATTAAATGAAAGATTAGAGAACACTATTAAAGCTGCAGATGCTTTAAAAGAAGTTGTGGATAGTTTTAAAGTACTTCCGCTAGAATCAACAGTTGTTAATGAGCGTCTAGGTGGAGTACCTAAGATGTTTGCTCTTGGCGGGCATGGTTCTGATAGAATACCCGCACTCCTGAGTCAAGGTGAGTTTGTTGTAAATAGAGGTGCAACAGGTGAATTTTATAGCCAACTTATTGCAATGAATAGTGGAGTAAAACGCTTTGAAAGTGGCGGGTCAGTAACTAATGTTGGGGATGTTAATATTTCAGTAGCATCTCATGGAAATGTAGAAGCTGATGTTGTCGCTATTGGTAGAAGAATAAAGGGAGCTATAGACTCCGGAAGGCTCAAATGGTAACTGATTTTATAATTACTATAAAGCCAGGTGCATCAAATTCTTTAAATGTGCCAGGAAATACTGGTGAGTATACGCTTATCAATGCCGCGCTGGACGCTTTCATTGCGCATCTGAGTTTGGGAAGAGATTTGGTATCCCTCAATATTCGGCTTATTCTTGATTGCGAAGCATGGGTTAGCACTGAGAATGTTACCGTTGGTAGTGGCACTCGATATTTTACATCAGATTCAACTAGGTATTTGTGGGTAAGGGCTAAAGTTGGTCATAGATATGATGGTACAGCAGGGTCTTCATTTACGATGGAGCCATCGAGCGGTAAATGTTTCATGTATTGGGCAGTATCTGGTAAATTATGTGACTTTTTGCGAATCGATGGTATTGAGTTCTCTGGTGATGGTGGCGCAAGGGCAGGGTTTGTTTCGTTTGCTGATGCTTATTATGCTAATCCTATTTATGTACAGAATTGTATCTTCCATGATTTGTCAAGTTGGGCTATTGGCTTGGGTACATGTGGCGGTGTTTACGCAGGTACCAACATCGGCGGACAGGCTGTTCGCATAGGCAATTGCCTTGGTTATAATCAAGAAGCTGATGAGTTCTTTTATCAGACACAAAGGCAGCATTGTTATGTAGTTAATTGCACAGGTTTTGGCAGATATAGAACAAATTATACAGCAGTGACTAATAGTCGTTTTATGAATTGCTATGGAAAATATCAGGCTGCTCCTTCATGGAGTGTGCCTGATAAAACCATTGAAACTAACTTCAATATTTCTGGTAAAAATGAGGTAACTACAAATATGTATAGTGCCGGGTCTACGCCTGGCTCAGATCAATGTCATGCGAATAGACCGTATTATATCAATTCTCTTGGTGAGCAACAGGATGGGAGTAAGGCTGATTTCATATTAGGTGATATTGACACGCAACTTAAGGGTGAAGGGTATAATATAAATGATTTAGGTGGTGCTTACCTTTCGACAGTGACTGACGGGTACGGCAACGTCGTTGACATTCTTGGAAATGAATACCCACCTGCGACAAGTCCAACACTGTGGGACGTAGGATCATTTACCACATACCTTCCATCATACACTGTTGAAGTTATTGTCGGTAACCATGGAGCTGTCAGTCCAGATGGGGAATCGATTTACACAAAAGGTAATACAGCTGTTTTTCAGATGACGCCAGAAACTGGTTACAAGGTAGATAAAATATATTTAGATGGTGTTTTACAAACTGTTGCAAATACTTTTTCAATAGTTGATATTGACGCTGATCACAAAATTGTAGTAGTTTTCATTAGAATTACTGGATTCACATTAAGATACCCAATTACAGGTAATCCAACATATGAAGCAGTTTTAAGAAGTCCAGTTAAAGGTGATAACTTAGTAAGAACTACTAATGCTAATTTAGATAGATTGAAGCTTGCTAACTTAAGGGTTATAAGAGATAAGAATTGGCCGATAGTTAAAAGATATACATATAATTTTGAAGCACTTAGTCAAGCAATGGTTGACGATCTTAAAACCTTCATTGATAGTACAACTGGCATTGAAATCCTTTGGATAGATTACATGGATGTTTCTAGATATGGTTATGTAGTTCTTGAGTCCATTGAATATGCTAGGACGAGGGGCGATGCTTGTAGTTTTGATGTTGCACTCATTATTCAAGAGTCTGCGAAGAAGGTAGCGAAGTTCATAACAGAAGGCGGTGAAAACTTTCTTGCTGTTGAGGATGGTGTACAGACTTTTGTTCCCGAATGGACAGAAACATGATAACTTTACAGTGGCCTTATGCTGCCCCAACTTTAACTGTTACATTGCCAAATCCAGTTTTGGGTGATGGAGAAGGTGTAATAAATCCTGTCAATATTAAGTTAGCTCAAGATGGGACTGCATATACTTATCAAAATAAGTCAAAGTATTCCAGGATTGTTTACACTTTCAACAAACTGAAGCAAACTGACTTAGATAATCTTTATACATTTTTAGAAGATGCTTTAGGAGATGTTATAAAGATGACAGATTATGATGCAAATGTTTGGAAAGTTAGATTTGCCAGTGATCCATTAAGTATTGATCATACTTTTGATGGAAATTGTGGTTTTCGAAATCTTGTACTTGAATTTGAAGGAATACAAATTCCATGACTGATTTAAAAAGATTCTCTGAATTAACATACTTAACGGCAGTTAATGCTGCTGATGCTGATATTATTCCGATTGTTGATATCTCGGAGGGTGAGACGGAAGCAGCCAGTAGAGTGATGACAGTGGCTGAACTTTATAAACTACTGGTTCCAGTCACAGTTAAAGCTGTTGACCTGTCCGCAACAACAGATATTGTTTTCACATACGAAACTCGTGTAGATATTACACCAGATAGTTCTGCTAAAGTAGTTACTTCAATTTCAGCTGGTAAATATGGTGGTCAACTACTTGTAATTAGACTTGTAGCAGAAGATAATACAGTTAAAATACCTAACTCCCTGGGTAATGTACAGTTATCTGGTGACTGGTTTGTTCAGCAAATAGGTGCGTGTCTAATCTTAAAGTATAATGCAGCTGGTATGTCTTGGGAGGAAATAGGACGTTTTGATGGTGAGAATGATGGGGCTAGTTTACATTCTTTAGTGACTGGTTATAAAAGTTCTACTACACATGCTTATCAAAAAGCTCATGGGGCTGATGAATTTGCTGCTGATGATCCAGTTGCTGGTGATTTAGTAGGTGTTAGAAATGAAATTGCTTTATACTTCAATAAAACTTCAATTGCTGATCCAGCCCCACCAGAGGATGATTTGGATATTAATTTACCAAGTCAATTCACATTTCCAGATGAGTATTCTTTTGCTTTTGAATTATTGTTACATATTATTCCACAAGGTCATGGGGCTAATACTGTAGTAGCCAAAAGAATGGGGTATATTTATAGGACAGGTGGTGGAGCCCCTGTTTGCAGTAGCCTTCAAACTATTGGAACAGACATTGATAGTGGAGGTTATATTACTGCAATTACTATGGAAGATGACGGGTCAGATAAAATTTGGCCTGTCTTACAATATTCAGCTTTACCAGCTTGCAGAGTTCAGGTTATTGTGAGAGGCTCATTTGTTAAATACGAATAAAGGAGAACAGAGATGTCTAAACATAGAAGTTGGCCACCAGACTACAATCCAATTGGCGGTCCACCAGCGTTTATCGAAACATCTGCTGGTGCAGCAGATGCAGACAAAGGCGTTAAAACCGATGTTACTGGCAAATTAGATATATCAACATTACCAGCGAGCGTAGTTGGGGAGATGACGTATAAAGGATTGTGGGATGCGTCAGGTGGTGGTACACCTGCTGGAACTGATAACGGTGACTTTTATGTTGTATCTGTTGATGGTACTATTGATCCAGCTGCCAGACCTGTTCAAGTTGGTGATACTGTTATCTACAATGATTCATCTTTACAATATGATATTATTGACTCTGGTGGTCTACCAGAGCATCATGCTTCAACTCATGAAGATGGCGGTACTGATGAAGTAGAGATAGCTAACTTAGCTACAACAGAGATGACTTTGTATAAGACTCTTCAACCTAATGGTACTGGTGGTCTAGCGTGGGTTGACTCCAGAGTTATGAGGACTAATCAATGCAGGTATGATCCTAATGCTGTAGTGGATACGGGCGAGATGGGAAATATGGCTAAGCCTTTTGACACCTTAGCTAAAGCAATTGCTGCTGTAAAGATTGCAAGCTTAGTAACAGCAGACAAGTTTGTAATTTGGGCAGATGGCAGTTCGGCTGAGGACATTAATCCAAGCGCATCTGACAGAGGGATTACAATAGCTGGTACTTCACCTATGCGTACGAATATTAAGTTGAGCGGTGATGTTACAATTGATGCTGCATCAAAGGATGTGCATTTTTATAACTTGTGGTATGACCCGGCAAGTGGCAAGGGGATCACCGCTAATGATAAAATCTGTGCTTATAACTGCTCCATTAGCATGGATCAAGCGCAGTGCGTATTTGATGGTGATCTTACACTTTATTTTAGTACACTGTTTGCTAAGAATCTCACCCTCAATGCTGGTAAACGCTTGGATATGTATGCATCACGACTTTTGGAATTAGGGGGAGGAACGCTTACCATTAATGGTGGCGTGTATGCCAATGAAGGTTGTGCTGCTTGGGAACTGAGTACGATTGTTGTTCAAGGGCCGTACTCTGATTTGAAGAATTACGTATTCAAAGGCAATCAGGCACATGGCGTTCAGCAGTTAGTTGACGCTGCGACGATTGCTTGGGATTGTAAACTTGGAGCGTTCGGCCATGTAACTGCGACTGCAAACAGGATCGTTGGGCTTCCAACTAATTTGGTGGAAGGTGAAGAACTTCGTTTCGAGTGGATTCAAGATGGTGTTGGTGGTTGGCTTCCAACTTTCAACGTAGCTTTCAAATTTCCCGGTGGTGTTGTGCCCGCTGTTGACCTCACAGCCGGAGCATCAACCTTATTCTCGTTTGTTTACCGGGCAGCTCTTGGAATAGTGTCAACGGATCAGAGAGTACCTGTTCCATATGATGAGTCGGGTGCTGGCCTTGTAACTTCAAGCGATGGCGATCAAGCAACAGCGATGCTTGTTGGCTTTACTCCAGTGAATGGCGGTTATGTTAAGATCGGGATAAACTTTGACCTTTATGAACCATCCGGAGATAAGCTTGGAGCGTGTTATTTTTCTGATGACGCGGGCGCAACAGCTAAGGCAAGAGATGCAGTTAAAGCAGCAGATGGATTATATTGGAACGGCTCGGTTGCCGGTTTTCAATTAGATAGTAACGACGTCGTAGCATTCGTGTACGACAAGTAAAAGGAGAAGGTCATGCAGAAGCCTGGAAAAATGTTACGAGATGATTCAGTAGATCCAAGGAAACTCAACCAGTGCGTTGACATTCTTGGCCTTGTGGGAAATGCGAGTGTTGCGACAATCAACGGTTTGTCCCCGACGGCCGGTGACGCTTATGTCGTGACCGGAATCGCGGGGACAGTGAATCCTGGTACGGTCAGTGTCGTTGAGGGTGACATGGTTCAGTACGACGGGACGAACTGGTATAAGGTGGTTGCTATGTCCGGTGATGTTCCTCCGGCGGGAACTCGAGTCACGTTGTCTACTCAGACAGCATTGATTGCCCCCTACACGGATGCTACAGACGACGGCAAGGTGATGGAGTTCGACGGTGCGGATCTGGAAGCATTGATAGATACCGGAAATGCTCAGGATGGAAAGGTCATCTTCGCGAAAGCGGAGAACGGCAATTACGAAAATCTGGGATTCATCTTCGACGGTGCAGTCCCGACCGGTGAGTGGAAAACGGCGTCACCCGGAGCGTACGACGCTGGAGCTACTGGTGGTCTGTTGCTGACGGGAAACTCGTTCTCGGTCAAGAAGGACGGGACATCGATTGTTACAGGAGCGTCGGGCTCGAAAGCCGCAATGCCTACGACTGGCGATAAAGAGCTGACTCCTGCAGTCACGGACGGGGATGATTCGGACACCGGACTTGCTATCACTAACACACCGAATGGTGACGGCATGGTATGTGTCTTCGTGAATGGGGGTCTGCAAACCCTGGGCGACGGTGTGAAAACGAAGGACTGTTACTTCACCGATGATGCCGGCGCAACAGCGATGGCTATTGCAGACATCGTCGCGACAAACGAACTGTACTGGAATGGTGCTATCGCGGAGTTCGATTTAGACGCGGATGATCAAGTAGACTTGCTCTACAACTTTACGTCGTAGTCTGAAAAGAAGACCTAGGGAGGGGATTTTAGTATCCCCTCCCATCGCGAAAGCGAAAGGGATTAACATGTTTAAACAGAAAATGATACAAAGATTTATATTTGCTACGGTGGCTGATGCAAAAGCAGCTTCACCCAAGGCAAATGAAACGTGCTTTGTAAAAGCAACAGATACCATGTACTACTATGAGCCCTCTGGATCAGCATATACTGCAAATGACCTTGGAATCCTTATCACTGGCAATGGTGGGAATACACGTTGGCTAGGCATTTCAGGGAAGTATGCTGTTGCTGCACAAGTTTCTCGCGTAACTCAATATGATGATGGGTCATCTGAATACGATCTCACAGCAGCCGAGTCAGGCTCAACTATTAATTACTCAGATGGGAGTAACGCTGGAGTTATTAACCTCCCAAAAGCTGTAACAGGACTGAAGTATAAGTTTATTAATACTGGCGATGGTATGGGGTCATTGCAAGTATTACTTGCTAACGCAACTGATTATTTGGCGATTGAGACTGATAATCAGCATGGTGATAATAATGGGTGGGA